TTTGGTGATATTGATGTAATAACACCTGATGAATTTGATGAAATAAAAAACAACATTGATGGTTGCATTGCATATGTTGATGTCAGTGATACAGGGAATGATTACACGGCATCTGCAATTGGTGCCATTGTAGGTGATCAGGTTTACATTGTTGATTACATATTTGATAAATCAAACACTGATGTTACAATACCAATGGTTGCATCATTATTGGATAAATGGAATGTGCAATATTGCCGTGTTGAATCAAACAGTATGGGTGCCATGTTTGCACGTGCATTACAACGTGAAACCAAAACACGAATCCTGCAAGTGGCAAACACACAGAATAAAATTACACGTATTATAATGCAATCTGCATTTGTTTTAAATCGTATGCATTTTGTAAAATACGATCAACCACAATCAATACGTTTCATTGATAATGTTTTATCATTTAGTAAAGAGGGCAAAAACAAAAATGATGATGCACCTGATTGCATTGCAGGTTTATCAATGTTCATACAATCCATGTTTAAAAATATGAGATAAAAACATTTTTTTTCAGATAAAAGGTTGTGATAAATTAAATTTGTGTATATTGCATCATATTTAAAAACATAAAACATAAAACATGACAAATTCAACAGTTATTTCAGACAAAACCAGAATGTACAAAAACATTAATTGGGCAATTAGAATGAATGCACAGGGCAATCAAACAGATTTAAAAGGTAATTATTTTGATGAATTGGAAACATTGGATGATTCAGATGGATGGGATGTTATAGAAACATTTTATGAATCATTGTTATCAGGTGAGGGTTGGGAATATACACATGATAAATATTACATAACAATTGATCAATTCCCATGCATTACAAAATTTTTAACAATTTGTGTTTATTCATAATGATATGCCAAAAAAATTAATAACTGTTAACAGTTTGTCAGGTGGTAAAACATCATCATACATGGCAAAACATTACCCATCTGATTACAATGTTTTTTCATTAGTCAGAACAAATGATACATCCTGTAAATTTCCTGATGCCAAAATACGGCAAATTGTTTCTGATCGTATTGGTTGTGAGTTTATTGGAACACTTGAAATGGATGAAATCATTTATACAATGTTGGATTTGGAACAGTTTATTGGATCCAAAATTACATGGGTAACAGGTAAAACATTTGATCAATTAATTGTTGACAAAGCCGAATACTTACCAAACAAAGTTGCAAGGTATTGCACAACAGAATTAAAAACCGTACCCATCATTCATTGGATGTATGATGTATTAAATGAACCTGTTGAAATGCGTTTTGGGTACAGGGCAAATGAAGTGAACCGTGCAAATAATATGTTGTCAAAGGTCAATGATTCTGGGTTTACAGAGGTAAAAATCACATTTGAAAAACACCCAAATGGGCAAAACAAATGGGTTGTTGTACCTTATTGCAAACCAAAATTTCCATTGATTGATGATCAAATATTTAAAGATAACGTGCATAATTATTGGGATAAAAACAAATCAGTTAGGTTTGCATACATGAACAATTGTGTGGGTTGTTGGTGGCGAAGTGAGTTATTGTTAAAACATATGTTTGACAAAGAACCCACAAAAATGGAATGGTTCGCAAAACAGGAACGCATCAGAAAAGGATCATTTAAAACAAACATTAAATATGATAAAATCAAATCATTTAAAACCCAACACAGATTGTTTGATGATGATTTTAATGAATGTGATTCAGGTAATTGTGGTTTATAATGAAACAATTTTATTACATAGATGAAAACAATGGTGAACAAATTGATTTAATCAGATTGTTTGAACATTGTTTTGATCACGTAAACATCACTGATGATGATATTATTTTGGCAATAAAACAATTGGAAAAACATGTAAATATCAGTGCAAAAAATGATATTGATGATTCTGGTTTTTTTATTTGATTTATCTTTGTAAAAAATAAAATTAAAAAGGTTGGTTTTATTAATAGTAAACACCAATTTTTTTATGCAGGTTGCAAAATACCTGCATTTTTTTTGCCTAAATTTAAGGATGATCAAAGAAAATTGGCAACCAATTCATTATGCAATACTAATATTTGCAGTGTTTTTATTAATGGTAATGGCACAATACAACATGTACGTTAAATCAGTGCAGGAAATAGAATTAAAATATGATACAGATACATTATTGATTGAACAATCACATGAATTTGATGATGAATTAATGAATGATTACAATAATTAAACACATGATCAACACGTGTTGAACACAATTTAACATGTTTCAACAAAGGAAATAAAAGGAAATGAAAGTAAATAAAAAACACACATTGATAAAAATATTAATTCGTTTTCATGATTTCTGTAAATTCATTGAACAGGAACGCATTAAATCAATGATACATACAGGGCAGGGAAAAATGTAATTATGGTATTTGCAACAATGCACGTTTTTCATCATCAGATAATTCAACACCTGATTCAATAATTTTTAATACTGCATTTGCACGTTTATCCAATGCATCAGATTGTAAAACCTGATCCTGTTGCAACACGGCAACATGTGAAAAATCTGCACACAGATGCAAACCCTGATCTGTTAAACCTAACTGATGGGATAATGTTGCATACAATTGTTCTGTTTCTGGGATGATTGTGTCTTGATATGTCATACGCATACCTTCAAAAACATTGGTGAATGTTGCACCTTTTTCACTTGAAAACAAATATTGTGATAAACCATATGCATCAATGATGGCACGTTTATCTGCATCCAATTCTTCAAATAACATTAATTGATTTGTTGGAAAAGACATTGGTGTCCAATTTACATTTGATTCAGTTATTACAATTTGATCTGCATTCCTTTTGATCCAATCTTTTTGTATTTGTCTTTTTTCATCAGGTGTCATTGGCAGGGAACCACCTAAATCAGATTGATTTGATGATAAAATACCAATTGCAGATAAGTTTTCCAACAGTACATTCCTTTTTTTATACTGTGCAATGATGTTTGATAATGGATATTTTAATGTTTCAATTCTGTTTGATGGGTTTACCAAATGGATGCCATCAGGGGTGTTGATGTACACCATATCATTTACATCAATTGTTTGAAATTCACGGTTTGCATTATCATAATAAAATTGGTAATTTTCAATCATTCCCCCTGTTTCCATCTGATCCAAAAATTTACCTGACAATTTTAATTTAACCTGTGATGATGGCAAAGGCACAATTAAATTACGCACATCAAATGAACGTTCAGGGCAATATGCAAATGCATTTGCAAACAATCCATCATTCACAGAAAGTGAATAAATAATATCTGCCCATGATTGTGTGGGGTTTGGTTTATTGATTAAATCAAAAACCCAATTGTGTTGTGTTACAATTTCACCATCAGAATTTTTTAAAATTGGCATACCTGATGCCATCATTGATGCACGTTTATCAATTACGGTACGTAATTCAGGAATGTTTAAATATAATTCAAAGGGTTTATCTGTATCAATCCAAACTGCATCTTTTACACCGTAATATGATTGTTTTTGATTGTTTATGTATTGCATCCATTTGTCATGTTTGCCTGATGTGAAACCAAATAATGAAGTCCAAAAGTTGTTTGCCATTGCTTTTTTTTTTAGATATTTGAACAAATTTAATTATTTTTGTTTGTAAATTTCGTATAAAATGGAAAAACCATATTCAACGTACAACATAAAACAGGCATCAACTGTAATAAAAGATATTGATTTATCTGCACGTGAAGTTGCAATTTATTTATCAGTTTTTGATACAATTGATTCAGATAATGATTTGATCAGGCAGGGTGCATTTAAAAAATCCCTAAATGATAGGGGTGTAAATTCAGGATCCAACAGGCAAATTGCATTTTTACGGCATCATGATTGGGAACACCAAATTGGTACATTCACAACATTACAAGAGGATGAAAAGGGTTTGTTTGCAGTTGGTAAATTGGGCACATCAACAAAGGGTGATGATGCATTACGTGATTATCAAGATGGCATTATCACTGAACACAGTATTGGTTTTCAATACATTCAGGATAAAATGCAATTTATTGAAAAGGATGATGATAATGATGATTCTGGGTTTTTTGAAATCAAGGAATTAAAATTGTGGGAAGGTAGTGCAGTAACATTTGGTGCAAACCAATATGCAAACACAATTGATGTTTTTAAAACTGAACAGGAAAAAACAGATTTACAAAAATCATTAACTGATCAGATTAATATTACAGTTAAGGCATTGACAAATGGAAAGGGTACAGATGAACGTTTGTATGATTTGGAAATGAAATTAAAATATTTGAATGCACGTTTTATTGATGTTGCGAACACTAAACCGTTTGAAAAACATTTAGTCGTAAAAGAAACACCAATATTACAACCATTTAATTGGGGTGGGTTAAATGATTATTTGACCACCAAAGATACATACAATGATTACCCACAACAGGCAATTGATAATGCAAAAAAAGGAATTGCATTAAACAAAGAAGTGGGCAATTCATGTGCAACAAACGTTGGTAAATCACGTGCAACAGATATTGTTGCGAAAAGGGGTTTTTCAATGGATGTGTTAAACCGTGTTTATTCTTATTTAAGCAGGGCGAAAACATATTATGATGCAAATGATGAAAAAGCATGTGGCACAATATCATATTTATTATGGGGTGGTGAATCAATGCGTGTATGGTCGGAAAAAAAATTAAATGATCTAAATAATTAATAAACTAAAAATTAAAAAAATGGCAAATGATCCATTAACACCTGAACAGGTGATTGAAAAATTTGAAAGTAAAATTTCAGAAAAAACAAATGGTTTGGCATCAACAGTTGATGTTGAAACATTAAAAATTGAATTGACAAATGAATTGGATGCAATTAAATCTGCAAACAAATCTGATGAATTAGTAAAAAAATTCACAGAAATTGAAAGTTCAATAAAAGGTATCAAAGAAAGTTCAAAGGCAAATGAAACTGTAAAAAGAAAATCATTGAAAGATATGATTATTGAAAAGGCAGATTCATTAAAATCATTGGTTACAAAAAAATCAGGTGCCGTTACACTTGCATTAAAGGCAAGTACAGTAAACCCAGATAATTTGGGTATTGAAAGAGGTCAAATTTATGGGCAACGTGTTGGTGGTACTTTTGATATACCTTACAGATCAGAAACAAGAATTTCAGATCTATTCAGAAAGGTTGCAGTATCAACAGAATACATCAAATACAGAGAACAAAAAACTGCAACAAGGGATGCAGGTGTTGTTGTTGCATGTGCAACAAATGAACCAAATACAAACATTGTTTGGAACAATCACACAGTTCAAATTGCAAAAGTTAGAGATTACATCAACGTTTGTTTGGATATGATGGATGATTACGATTTTGTAACATCAGAAATTGAAAATTTGGTTTTATCATCAATAAGATTAAAAGCAGATCAGGAAATTTTGGTTGGTGCAGGTGATATTTTATCAATTGATACAATTAGTTCTGTATTTGATCCTGCAAATGTTTTGGCTCCATACACAGGTGCATTTACTGCATCAACATTGGCAGAATTAACAGGTGCAATGAAAGGACAGATTTACACATTTGGTCAAGAAATGGCATATGATGCAGATACAATTATCATGAATTACAATGATTGGGTTAAATTTATGCACCAAAAAAATGCAAATGGTGATTATCTTTTACCAAATTTTGTTGCATCAGGTGATTCAGTTTTAAATGGTATGCAGGTGATCACATCACCATTGGTTACACCAAATTCATTGTATGTAATGGATTCAAGAAAAGGGCAAATTTTAGACAGACAAAATGCCACTGTTGAATTTTCATATGAAAACAATGATAATTTTGAACATGAAATTGTTACGGTAAAAGCCGTTGAAAGATTACAATTTTTTGTACCAAAAGTGCATCAAGATGCATTCATGAAATGTACTGATATTGCAACGGCATTAACTGCAATCACTGCACCATAATAAATGTTTAATAGATCAAAACAAAAACAATGAAAGTTAAAATTATACGTGATTACGGTGCATTAAAGGCAGGGCAAATTGTTGATGCCACAGGCAATACATCACAGTATTTGTTATCAAATGGAATTGCCACAATGGCACCCAAAGATGAAAACTGTATTGGTGATTGTGATGATCCTGAACATGAATGTGAGGGTTGCAAAAGTAAAAAGAAACGCAGAACGGCAACGGTTGGTGCCAAAATGGAACAACCAGAAACCGAAACTGCAAAAGTTCAGGAAACAATTGCACCAAAGGCAGACAAAGCAAAAAAGCCAAAGGCAAAAAAGAAATCAAATAAAAAAACTGCATCACCTAAAAAATGATGCAGTTAATTAAACCATGATAAAATGAATGTTTTAAATATTACATATAAGGATTTCGGAAAAGGCAAATGGGAATTGGCAACAGGAATGTATGAACAACAAAAAATAAACGGTTACATTGATTTGTACACAAACAAGTTATTGGCTCAATTATTAGGTGTTGAAATGTACAATTTATTTGTTGCAGATTTAGATCCAACAACCTTTGAACCGATTGATGCCAAATATTTGGCAATCTACAATCCATTTATGCATGAACAAAACAATTGTGGTATCATTATCAGTGATGGTATGGTTGACATGATCAAAGGATTTATTTATTTTGAATACTTAAAAGATCAGATCAATCAGGTTTGGGTTTCAGGAAATGTTGCACCAATTGGTGAAAATAGCAAAGATATTTCAACACTTTCACAACAGATTTACACAAGGTATAATCAGGGGGTGTTTACGTATCATGCAATTCAACAATATATTTGCGACAATTCCAACGAATACCCAAAATACAATGGGCATAACAAGTTAACAACGTATTGGATATGATTGATGCAACCATTGAAATACAGGAAATCATTGATGAAATCAATTGCAAAATTGATGGAAATTATAACGCATTGGATGGCAGAACATATTTTTGCCATACAAAGTGGGCACGTATTGGTAAAACAATCACAGATGCAAACGGTGTTGTGTTTTTAATCATTGATTTATCTGTTGATGAATGGATCATTGCAGAACAATTGATTGTAACTGATCCTGTAATTAATTTAGATGGTGTTTGTACATTACAAAAACCGTTTTTTATTACAGGTACAAAATTGGCAACAAACCGTGAATGGACAATTGCAACAAATAATTTAGAGGATAAAACACCATTAATCTGGTTGTTGGAAATCATCAGTGAAACAGGGTATGGCAGGGAATCAACAATTGAACGTGATATTGTAACAAATCTGTTCTTTTTAGATCAAACTGATCCATCACAGTATTACACTGTTGACCACCGTAAACAAGTGGTAACACCAATGGGTAATTTGATGCAGGAATTTATTAAAACGGTTGAAAAAATAAGGATGTGGAAAACAGTAACTGAATATACATATAAAACGTTTTCACGTTTTGGTGTTGAAACAGATGCAGGTGCCATTGAAAATATTTTGGATGCTAATTTATCAGGGGTATCATTGAATATTACGTTGAGTAAATACCGTGCAAATTGTAAATGTTGAAACAAAATTTAAAAAAAATAATTAACTTTAAAAAAAATTAACAATATGAAAAGTTGTGATTGTAACGCAGGGTTAAGTAATACAGGCATTCCATCCTGTGTACCTGTGCAGGGAATAACAAGTTCCCTAATTTTAGTGCCTTTAACGGCATCAGATGGAACAAAAAACGCAATTGATTTAAGTGCATCAATCCCTGTATGGGCAGATTATGTGAATGAATCAGATGCATCAAAACGATGGTTCCCATTACCTAAATTTGAAAATGTAGAATTACCAAAGGCAGATTCATTATTTGAAGAAGCAAACAGTGGCAGAAAGGCATTTTTACGACAGGGTGTGAGATCATTTACAGGTGAATTATGGCAAGATGATTCAACACCTACATTTTTAGGTAAATTACAGGCATCAAGATGTGTGCAATTTGGAATTTACATTGTGGATGTTGAGGGTGATTTAATTGGTTCAGAGGTTGATGGTAAATTATACCCAATTCCTGTTGACAATGATTCATGGGATCCAAAATTCATGTTTGCGACAGATTCAACAGTACAAAAAATCATGTTAGGATTTGATTTTTACAGACTGTTTGATGAATCAACAATGAAAATGATTACGGCAGAGGAATCAGGTATTGATTTCAATACATTAGAAGGTTTACTTGATGTTGAAATAACTGTTGCAAGTTGTACACCAACATTGTTAACTGCATCTGCACACCTTGATTATGGTACTGCATACAATCCAATATTGTACAAAGGTGCAGATCAGGTTGCAGATTGGGCATTGAAAAACCTTGATACAGGATTGGCAATTGTAATTGATTCAGTAAGTGAACCAACAGATGGTAATTATTTAATTGATTATACAAGTGCAGGTCTGGCATCAGGTGTGAACCTTGAAATTTCAGTTGCAAAAACAGGATTTGAGGGTAAAAAATCAACAATAACTGCATAAAATTATGGATTCAAACAGATCAATTAAGGTGGGCAAAACATCATTCAATGTTGAATTGATGAAAAGATTAACACAAAAGGATGCATTAAAACAGTGGCATTATTTAGATGCAACAATTGTTAAAACTGCATACCAAATGTGCAATCCAAAACGAAAAACCAAAAAAAAATCTGATTGATATTTATTAATTAAACGGATAAAAGGGGTGTAATTTTTTGCATCCCTTTTTTTATGGCATAAATTCCTGCCTGTTTTTTTGTAAATTTGGAATCATGATTGGCAATACATTAATTGAAAAGCAATTGGAACGTGCATTAACATTGGATGATGCAAAGGCATGGTATGAAGTAAACACACCAACAATACAAAAATTGGTTTTAAATTTATTACGACAGGATCAATTATTTGAACGTGGTGTAAATAAATTTGATCAGGTTATTGGTTTATATTCATTCACCACACAAATGATCAATCCATCAAAACGTGCAGGTGATCCATATACTTTAAAAGATACAGGTGCATTTTATCAATCAATGTTTATTACAGTTTTAAAAGATAGTATTGTAATAAATGCAGATGCATCATTAATGGAATCACAAACATGGTGGAACAATAATATTTTGGGATTGGATGAACAGAATTTGGAAATATATGCGAAACAAATTAAAATGGAATACATCAAATACGCACGTAAAATATTGGGAATCAATTAATGAATTGCCCATGTTTAATTGGGTGAAATGTGGGGATGGTGATTTAAAATATGTTACAATTGAATTGATTGATGATCCTGAACAAAACCAGATACAATATGATAAATTGTATGATCAGTATTTGGAACGGTTCGGTTTATCAGATGAATTTGAAAGGTATTTGGAAATGATAAAAAAACGTGCATTATTGCAATGTGAATATGTTGAAAATAAAAAACGTTTTAAATTAACAGAAATTGAAATAATTGATGCAAAAATAAACAGGTTGGATCTGAATTTTGGGGATGGTCAAAGCATTGAACAAACCTGCATTCATTTATCAAAATGGTTGGGTTATAAAATAAACGTAAAGGAAACAACAGTTGTTGAATATTACGAAATAATAAAAGAGTATGGCAAGTGGGCAAATAAAACGTAGTGAAATTGCAGAACAGGATTTGTACAAAGAAATCAGAGATTCGGCAAAAAAAACAATACAGGTATTGGATCAAATGAATGTGCAGTTGAAACAAACTGCATCAACAATTAAAACTGATCTGAATGCAGGTATGCAAAAATCAACTGCATCCATTAACAAAATGTCAAAGGCAGTGGCACAGGCAGATGCATCAATGAAAAAATCTGTTCAAATTGACAAAGAAAAAGCACAGGCAACAAAGGTGCAGATTCAGGCAGAACGTGAATTGGAAAAATTAAAACAGGATCAGGAACGTACTGCACAACAAAAAATGCGTACAGATCAACAAGCAAACAAAGAAAAGGAACGACAAATAAAACTGCAACAAAGAAGTGCAAAACAGGCACGTGATGAACAGGATGCATACAAACAATTAACAAAGGCAACACGTGATCAAAAAAATGAATCAAAACGTTTGGGTGCAGAATTGTTGAAATTAGAACAGGCAGGAAAAAAGAACACAAAAGAATACAGGAAATTACAACAACAATACGACAAAGTAACAAGGTCTGCACGTAAAGGTGATCAACAATTAAAAAAGTTGGATAAAACTGTTGGTGATAATTTCAGAAATGTGGGTAATTACCGTTCTGCATTGGGTAAATTAACAGGTGCATTATCATCAATGGGTTTGGCATTTGGTTCTGCAATGGT